CGTCATTGTGCTTTTTATTAGCCCCGACATCGGGGTTAGTTTTCTTGGTGAACTTAACGTAGTTCTGCATCTCGTAGCGCATCTCTGAACTCCTTCTTACGGTTACGTTTGGCTTTGTTGCCCTTCTTAGGCAACACAACCTGTGGTGATTTACGATCCTGTAGCATTGCCTTTGCCACAGGATTAACTATTCCTATTTTAGGTTTCATTGACATGTTCCTTTTGACTAGTCAAGTACGAATCCGCTTTCATCTTTCTTGGCACGTCCTTTGGCATACAAGCTGACGATCACATTGCTAGGATCAAGGAACCTAAGATCGTCAGCGTCACCAGATATTACTGGACGGTCAAGGAATGTATCTGGCATACACTCAATGTCACGCCATACTACTGCCATGTTCATACCTTTTGCTAAAGCAATGTCAACTTGTGGCTTGTAGCGTACATCAGCTTCGCTGTAGCTAAAGATAAGATAGTAGTTGTCTATGCTATCAACCTTACGGTTGGCAATCTTTGTGTAGTCGTAGAACTGAATGTCAGGATAAGCTGCGAATATATTCTCATATGTCACATCATCCTTGACCACTGCTATACGTTCCCAACGTATGTCACTAGTGCCATTCAATCGTATGACAGGCTTGACAGATTGCTTTGCACAATACTTGGCGAACTTGCTACAGTCTACAACCATTGCCGCCATGAAGCCAGCACGATCTTTGGCAAACCATTCTGTTTTCCTAGCACGTGATTGCTGTACTGTGTTAAATGCACCACGACCAGCGGTGAATAGGCAACCGTCTATACATCCTGCTATTTCAGCATTGGCACAAACATTTATGCCAGATGATTTCCAAGGCATCATATACATGATTGCAGTTTCGTACTTGTCACCATTGCCCTTGATTGTTTTAGCATCTGCACCACTAGCGATTAATTTACCACGATAAGCCATTGTATGTCTCTTTCTGTTAGCCCCGACATCGGGGTTAGTTTCTGGTATGTAATGTATATATGTTATATAACACTTTCACTAAAGTATCAAGTGTTAATATAACTATATACTATTATTAGCTTGGTTAAGTATTGAAGCGGCATTAGCTATAGTCACGAATTTTTCTTTCATGTTGACAGGCAAATGCTCATCTTCCACAAGGCTCATTGCCCAACCTTCAATACGCCCCAAGGCAATATGCAAGTCATTTATTTCTTGCATTATTTGCCATGCATCTTGAGTAGATTTTTGCGTTGCTTCAATTTTTTCTAGTACAGTCATTTGTTTATTCCTTCAGAATAAAGTTGCATGTATCATCGGCATCATTGCCAATAGGAATACAAAAGATACCCAACTAACAGCAAGGCAAACCCAACCGATAGTTCTATTGCGATTAATTCTTCTTGCTTCACGTAATGTCATGGTGTGTACCATCCTGTGTCTGTCATTAATGTAGGCTTGCCATCCATCATGCCAAGCTCTGTTTTGTTAGCCCCGACATCGGGGTTAGTTTTGGCAATCTTCGCACGTAAGAGCTTTTCTTGTAGCTCTACACGCCGTTTATTATGCTCAAGAACACGTTTAGTATTTGAAATCAAATACCTTACGCTAGTTCTAAATGCATGTTTATTCTTCATCATCATCTCCAAACATATTTGTCCACTCCAAAGGAGTCATGCCTGTCATCAGGAACTCTCTTTGATCGGGTGACAAATCAGGCATTACATCCTGTATTAAACCTAATCCATCAAGCCAGTTTACTATCTGGCTATGACAAACTGGCAATTGCATAGAGTTTACCTTACCAGTAAATTGAGATACTCTTGTGACGTTAACTAAATTTTCTGCCATACGTTCAATTCTCATAACATTTTACCTTTCTTATGTATGTTATATATATTTATACTTTCACAAATTCAAGTATAAATATAAATAACTACATTAAGTAGCTATTCGGTAACAGCCTAAGCTGCTACCTTGAGTTCTTCTTTTTCAGAGACAGTATCAATCTCCATAAGAGCCTCTGCTATGTCAAGAAGATCGACGTTAGCATATGCGGCGGCTTTGACTATGCTTTGAACGATTTCCTCTTTTGTTGGTGGTGCTTTGTTAGCCCCGACATCGGGGTTAGTTTCAGCGACAGTATCTTCTTGTACTGTCTCTTCAGGTGTGTCTCCTTCTGATGAAGGAGTGTTTGCTTTAGCAGCTTTCGCCATTGCTTTCTGCAAAGCAGATAAGTTTGTGAAACCTTTCTTTGAGGTTTGCATGAACTCTCTTGCTTCTTCTTCATTAAGAACGAACCAGAGAGCTTCTGAACGGCGTTGATCTGGAATATCTTTGATATGGCAATCAGCCAATCTGGAAGATTTGATACGCTCACCGCCTTCGGCTTTGAGTTCAACCATCAGATTGCCAAGGGCAAGAGTGAAACCAGAGATCGCTTTGACGAAAACAGAAGCACTTTCTTTTGGTGCTTTACGATCAAGTGATCTATTGAAGTTTCTCATATCAACTTTGTTGAAAGTGTCGAACCTTTCCGCTAAGGCTTTGCCTTGATCCTCAAGAGTAGTGATGTTTTGAATTTGGAGATTTGCCATTTTGATCTTCCTTTCAAGAAGAAGTTTCGATTAACGATGAGTAGATAGAAGTTTGATAAGGTCGGAGAAGCCTCTATTAGAGAGTCTGCAAAGATCACCTAACGTAGTTTCTGGAAAAGCATCATAAAATGCTAAAAGTTTTTTATCGGGCCATTCAGCAAACATTTTTCGTTCCTTTGTGTGATGGTTTAAAGATAAATGTTTACGAAGTAAGCAACAAAACAAATTGCTAAAACAAAATTTACTTTCCAGAGAAACTTGTTGAGTTCGTTTAGCATGGTTGGCTCCTTTATCTATCTTCTATTTTTATATGAGAGAATCTATATCTCTCACAAGAAGTGAGATATAGTTCTATCATTAAAAATGTAAGAAGATAGTATAAGTTTGAGATTGGCCTCCTGCGATCCTCTGCGCTTGCCGTTTCCCATGCTGTTGCAGTAATTACAAGTAATTACGAAACTCGTGCGCTAAACTTGTGAGGCCAACCACCATCCAACCACTATAACTGTGACAAATATATCACTATCAAAGATAGTGTTAGCCCCGACATCGGGGTAGCGATTTCCATTGGCAGAGCTAATGCGGCTTGTAGGATCACATGATTGACCAATGGTATTGGTAAGAGGGGGTAGGGTTCTGTACAGCTTTGCTGTAAGGTTATCTATCAGCATAGCTGATGTAGTGGATAGTGTGCATCGGCATCACTACACATCTTCGATGTGAAAATCCCCTGTGTTTCTTCACTCTAAAGAGTGGCAACTGATTGCATAACAGTTGTCGTAGACAAGTAACCTGTTGAAACTAAACGTATCTTCGATACGGTGGTGAATGATGCTATCACATTTGCTTTCAACGCAGGTCATGGCCTTGCATAATGGGCGCAATTGCACGTTGAAGGTGGGGTGGGCAGGGGCCATGCGCCCCCCTAGCGTTATATATGCATGAACTCCTACACAGATCAGGAAAATGAGGTGTTAACCACATTACATATATAGTGGTTTACAGTATTATGTGATCACAAATATAGTGTTGTATATGTGCAACACAGCAACATTAATAAATATAATGCTATCACAGTACGATTTACTATTGACATGATAATGAGAATGTGTAAAACTAAGTATGATAGTTAGGGTAGGGTCACTATAAGTGATACACGTACAGTGATACACTTAAATACACACATACATAACTAAAATAACATATATCTATAAATACATATAAGTATACACGTACAGTGATACACTTTAAGTGAAGATACATGTAGCTATATACGTAGATAATCGCTGTTAGGCGAGTATTATTTGTATATATAAATAAAAAGTATTGACAATGACAAAGAAATCAGTAAAACTAAGGACAGACAATGTTCTTGAAGAGTTCTATAAGCACGTATTGCGTGGTAATCTTGAAGACTTACATATTCCCCACAGTGATGTATTCTATGTACGTGAAGCAGTGCAGAATCACTATGGTAAACCCTTTACTCTGGAACATGTAGAGTGGGCTATGCGTGAAGAAGGTTGGACTGATGGCAATTCCTGAAAGAGTTAAGACTAAAATGAAGGCAGAGGGTCTGTCTGGTGTAAACAAACCTAAACGTACACCTAAGCATCCTAAGAAGTCACACTGCGTAATGGCTAAAGAAGGTGACACTTATAAATTTATAAGGTTTGGACAGCAAGGCGTAAGTGGTGCTGGTAAAAATCCTTCAACTGCGAAAGACAAAGCTCGTAAGAAGAGCTATTATGCAAGACACAATGCACAAGACTCTAAGCCTAGTAAGCTCAGTGCTCGTTATTGGTCACACAAAGTTAAATGGTAATGGAGATATACTAATGAGTAAGTTAAGATTTTTAAAACCTAAACCTAAAAAAGAAATAACTGAAGCAGATAAAAAAATTGCTAGAGAAAAAGCAAAGAATGCAGCAGAAGCTAAAATAACACCTAAACGAGGCAACAAAGGTAAAGGTCAACCTATTAGTGAAACAGCTATTAAAGAAGCTAAATCTGCTAATGCACTAGATGCTATGCAAAGACGTATTGATGATTTGCCAGAAGGTGTAATGAGAAAAGCTATGCAAAGAATGTTAGATGCACAGCGTACTAAATTTGAAAGTGGACAGGCTGCTGATGTAGATAGGGCAGCTAGGGCTTCAACACAAGCTAATCGTGATCGTAAGATGAAAGATAAGGTTACATTATCTAAAGTACCTTTTGAAATGTCTAAAGGTAGTCTTGTACAAGCTAAAGAAGGTCAAACTGGTTTAAAGAAACTGCCAGCAAAGGTACGTAACAAGATGGGTTATATGAACCGTGGTGGTTTAGCTAAGTCAGGAAGCACAGACATGCGTAAAGGCGGCATGTTTTATAAGTAAGATAGTTGACAGGTATATTTTCATATGATAGAGTACGGTATATATAAAAGGAATATTATATGCCGTATCTACAAAGTAACATACCACATTTTAAAGCATGGGTAAGAAGAGAATATACAAAGAATCTAGAAGAATATCACGGAGAGTTTCTGCACTGCATGGTAATAGCGGTAACGACAATGCCGAACAGAACTCTGAGCTTCCAAGTTATCTTTACAGGATGCGAAGCAGACGAGTTGGAAGAAGAGCACAACATACACGGAGGTGCGATGTGGGCAAGGATGCCTCTGACAGCCCTTGTAGCTGACACACCGTATGAACAATGGCCTGAAGCCCTGCCACCTTACTTAGCCCAGCCTTGGGATTGTATGTCACACTATCACAGTGTTTACAAACTAGAACGTGCAAGTCCTGCTCCTTGGATAGCTAAAGTAGATGGAGAGTTTTATCCAGCTAAGTATTACTTTACAGTTGACTATACAGATAGTGAAGTAGCAGATGATCCTGCCCAGCATAAACAATCACACGTATTAGAATTGTTAGATGCAGGAGAATACACAGGTAACATGGTTGCGTTACCCAACAACAGAGTGAGAGTAACTCACCCAGCTTGGTTTGAGACAGGACAAGGTGCTCCTGACTTTAGACCTAATCAGCACATATTTCACTCAAAGGAAGATGTAGAGTACATCTGGGATACGCAACGAGTGTTTGACAATTTATATCAGGAGAAGTAACAATGGCTAAAACTACAGGTGATCCAGCATGGCTAAAGTCTATGAAGAAAGAAGCAGACAAACTAGGTATACCAATTCGTGAATTACTTACACGTTCCATGAAACCAGCAGCTAAACCAAAAGCAAAACCTAAAGCTAAAACAATGGCAGCTAAAAAAGGCGGCATGATGAAAAAGAAAACTATGGCTCGTGGTGGAGCTATGATGAAGAAAAAAGGCTACTCAAGAGGCGGTGCTGCTAAACGAGTTATGAAGAAATAAAAAATTATAAGTGGTCAACCCACACTATGCCAAGCAACGTGGTAACACCACAGGAGGATTTTAATCATGGCAACAACAACTTTTACAAAAGGTATTGAAGAGTACGAAGATAACGTAACCTTTGGTACAGGAATAACAGGCACAGGTCTGTTACATTCATTCGGCACACGTAAAATACAAACGTTTGTAGGATCACTAGCAGATACAGATACTGCCTCTGCTTATGCAGATGGTGACTGTCTTGTAGAGCTAGGTACATTAGATACTAATACTCCATCAAGTATTGTAACACCTACTAAGTTCTTTATTCATCGTGCTGTAGTATTTATTACTACTGTCGCAGGACCAACACTTGTAGGTGGTCTAGCACTTAACCCTACTTCTGGCATTGCTACTAATGCTGCTGTAGTATCTTCAGGTACAGAGATTGTAGGTGCAGGTGTTGCATCATTTAATCCACGTATTTCTGCTACTGACTCAGTAACTGAAATAGACCTTGATTTAGATGCGGCAGGGTATCATGTATTTGATCCACTAGTACAAGCACCTATTGCAAATACAAACTTGTACGTATTCTCTACTACTACTCTTAACGGTGATGCGTCTGCAGGTAGATTTACTGTTGAACTAGAATACTCAGTACATTAAGGGAGGGAATGATAAATGTCAACTTCAGTAGGCACATTCCAACCTAATACGTTACAATGGAGTGTACAAACAAAAGTAACGGTAGATAATACTGCAGGTAACACTGCACATTTTACCTGCACTGGCTTTAGAGTTGTACATCTTCACTCTGATCAAGAGTTTCTAATTAACTTTGGTGCTGCAGAGGCAAACTGTGGTGCTAATGATTTAGAACTAGAGGCAGGTAATTACACTCTTGCAATACCTGACGCTGTTGGTAACGCTGTTATAATGAATATATTAGCAGCAACCAGTGATAATGTAACTGTTAAAGTAGTACTATCATAAAAAAAAAGTGTAACCCTGATATACTTGCATATCGGGGTTGCATTAATATCTATAGTATGGTATAACTAACTGTGGTATAACTACCTTGGATAACAAAAGTTATCATTAACAAGGAGAAAGTTATGAACTACATTATGCAATTCCTACGTAGATTATTAAAAAACATACAAGATGCTCAACAACGTAGGGCAGACTATTGGTTACTTACTAATATGTCTAATAAAGAACTTCAGGATATAGGAATTAGTCGTGGCGATATCAACAGGGTCATCTTCCAAAGCGAAAAAGAAAAAGAAGAGTACCGTCAACAAAGCAGGGAACTATACAAAGCCCGAATTACGCAAGCGACTGTTTAACAGAATTAAAGCAGGAACTAAAGGTGGAGGTGCAGGTCAATGGTCTGCACGTAAAGCCCAGATGTTAGCTAAGGCTTATAAGGCCGCAGGTGGGGGATACAAATCGTGAAAAGATATTTAAGAAGATTGTGGTGTGCGCTTACTAATAGGAAGTGTCACGAAGACTGCGATTGCTGTTAACGTGGCAAAAGCTAAGTCACAACAAAGTCTAAGTAACTGGACAAAGCAGAAGTGGCGTACTAAAAGTGGGAAACCTAGTGCCAAAACAGGAGAACGTTATCTCCCTGCTGCTGCTATTAAGTCTCTCAGTGCTTCTGAGTATGCAGCTACTTCAAGAGCCAAACGAAAAGGCAAGGCGGCAGGTAAGCAGTTTGTGGCTCAACCTAAAACAATTGCAAAGAAAACCAAACGATTTAGAGCCGCTAGGGGTGGCATGGTAGGATAGAATATGGCCCATAGTATTATTGATGATTATAAAATATTTCCAAGACTAATGATGTTAGTAGTTACAATATTAACATATCAATCTGTACATTGGTACATGGCTTTGCCTGATCCTTCTAATGGACAAGCAGGACTTGTATCTGTATGCATGGGTGCATTAACAGGTTGCTTTGGTATCTGGATGAATAAAGAAGCAAAGACTGACAGAGGCGGTGTTAAGTAATGTCATGGTTATGGCATTTTTATTATTGGTTACTTTCCAAGGTCAAGAATACAACACACAAAACATGTATTTTAGAGACATAAATCGTTGTAATTATTTTGCTGAACAAATAGAAAAAGGGAATCGCCTACATTATGGTAGGTATACGTACATGACAAACAGAATAGATGCATACTGTTTACCTAAGATGGTTCCTAAGAATACGGAGTTTTGGGATTAATGTATGTAATAGTAATGATACTAATACAGATGGGGCAGCACAAAGTAGCCTCAGATCAAGTATTATATCCAACAATGGATGCATGTGAAATAAGTAGAATATTACTAGCACAAAGACTAGAAGACAGTAAACCAACAAAAGACTCATTTACATTTTCTAAATGCACAATGATTTCTTTTGAAGAAAACAAATCAAAGGTAACATTATGATTACATTACTTGGCAGTTTATTAGGATTTGGTACTTCTTTCCTACCTGAGATATTAAATTACTTTAAGGCAGGGCAAGATCACAAACATAACCTTGAGCGTATGTCGCTTGAGATGGATATGATGGCAAAGCGTAATGAGCTAAAGCTAAACATAATAGATAAGCAAGCAGAGATAAAAGAAACAGAAGGACTGTATAAACATGATAGTATGGATGCAGGAGGTTTTATCAACGCACTACGAGGCAGTGTCCGTCCTGTCATCACTTATGTTTTCTTTGGCCTTTTTGTTGCCATTAAAGTAACAGCACTTATATCTCTTATGGATGCAGGTAATGATCTTGGTAGGTCACTGTCTCTTATATGGGATGATGCTACAAGTGGATTGTTTGCAGCTATAATTAGTTTTTGGTTTGGTGGCAGAGCAGTATCTAAGTATGTAAAGACACCAGTGTAAGGAAAAAACAATGGCAGAGAAAAAAGAAAAAATTAAATTAAAAAAAACAGGTGCAGGTGCTCAACAGTACATGCGAGGTATAGACAATAAAGACCCAGATAAGTTTAGAAAAATTTCTAGGCAAGTAGCTAAAATAAGGAACCTTTTAGAAAAAGACCTTGATAAATTAGGAGTAAAAGGTTTTAAAGAAAAGCATGGCATGTCATATACAGCAGCTAATCGAAAAGTATCGGCTATTGATAGTGCTGAAAATGCTAGAATTTTTAGAGAAAAATACGGAGAAAAAAATACAACAGCTAATATTTTTGATAGTTTAGAAAAACAAAACATAAAAAAATCTAAAGGCGCAAGTGATTATCGTAAAGGTGGCCTAACACTAAAGACTGTAGACAACAGAAAGAAGAAGTAACATGGCATTTAAACTAAGCGCAAGAAGTATTGGCAAACTAGAAGGTGTAGAAAAAGACCTTGTAAATGTAGTACTAGAAGCAATTAACTTAACTAAAGTAGACTTTGGTGTTACCTTTGGTATGCGTACCTTAGAGGAACAGCAAAAACTGTATGACTCAGGTAGATCACAGACTATGAAGAGCAAGCACCTAGATGGTAGGGCTGTAGACCTTGTTGCATACTTTGGTTCAGATATATCTTGGGAACTAAACGTATACGATGATATATGTGATGCAATGGCAGAAGCAGCTAGACGTAACACTGTTGCTATTAAGTGGGGCGCAGCTTGGTCTGAAGGTGATATAAGAATGTATCAAGGTACAGCAGAAGATTCTATGAATGCTTATATAGACCTACGTAGGTCAGAAGGGCGTAGACCATTTATTGATGCCCCACATTTTGAGATGATGTAAGGAAAATTAAAATGACAAAATCAACAGAAAAACCAAAGAAAAAACCACTGACTCTTAAAGAACGTGCAGCAAAAAGAAAAAAAGAAAAAGCTGCTAGAGAGTATCAAAAAGCTAAAAAAAGAAAAACACCAACTACACCTAAAATTAAAAAAGACCCTGATACTCCTATTTTTGCAACTCGTCTTGAACGTCAAATATCAACCCCTGGAAGAATTAAAGTGGGTTCAAAATTAGGCATTGGTAATCCTGGTATGGGTGGTACAAAAGTTGGATATGCCCGAACAGGATTATATGATGGTGCAGATACACAAATAAATTTAGATAAAGGTAAGTCTAAAGGTAAAAATTACGCACAGTTTGGTACAAAATCTATTAAGGATAACCGAAAAAAAGGTTTAGTTAAATAATGGCTAGAGAATTAACAGAACGTCAACAAAAGTTTCTTGATGTCCTTATGGATGAAGCTGGTGGTAATATTACTACAGCTAAAAAACTTGCAGGGTACTCACCTAATACACCTAACCGTGAACTTACTAGCAGTTTAAAAGAAGAGATAATTGATGTAACACATAACTACTTGGCACGTAATGTACCAAAGGCAGCTATGGCTATGGTCAGTGCTTTAAACGATCCTACTGAGTTAGGTATACGTGATAAGATGGCAGCAGCTAAAGAGCTACTAGATCGTACAGGTCTTGTAAAAACAGAGAAGATGCAAGTAGAAGCAAAAGGTGGTGTTATGTTAATGCCAGCTAAACAAGCACAGGACGATGATGACTAAATCCGTAGGTCAATGGAAACTCCCTCAACCAACCGACATTAAAGAAGACAACGAGTGGGTTCCTATACCACGTATATCAAGAACAATACCATATGGCTATGAGCTAGACCCTAACGATAATTTTATTCTCTTGCCAATAGCTATAGAACTTGATATGCTTGAGAAAGCAAAGAAGT